GTGCTTGTGCTTGTCTCTTTAACTCGATCAGCAAGTACGAATGACATAGTTATGCGATACGGATAATGGCGTTAGAAGCATCGTTAGTCGGGAAGATGATGGTGAAGTCGCCATCCGTAGATGTCTTATCAGCACCGAAGTCCAGAACTGCCACAGATGCGTTGGTCAGAGTCGTATTGGCGTTGCTGTTTGCCGAAGGCGTGGTGTTATAAATCAAAGCGCCACGAGCCGTAACCGATACGTTCGGGAAAGTCAGATCGGAAAAGTCGCAGAAACCTGTACCGGTATTGGCGTTGATGTTGGTTGCCGTTACCCCGGTGTTGGTAAGTGCTAGACCACCAGCGGTGTAGTTAGATCCAGTTGCCTCGTTAGAAGCGCTATAAGTAGTCGTGTTAGCGTCCAGTGTTGCGGCAGATGTATACAGAGCCAGTTTAAAAACGTCTGCGCCTGTGTCCGCTGAGGGACGAAAATCGTGTACAGCCAACAGAAGTTGTGCCTTAAACGAGGTGGTCATTGCTTGGGTAATCGCCATATTAGGCTCCTTTATTCATCTAAAAGTTTAATTAAATCAGGATGTCCAGCGTTCCTGAACTTGTTTGCCAGAGTCACATGGTGCGTTCTGACGGTTTCTTTCATGTAATACACTAAAACTTGCCGGATCTGATTCCTGAACGCCTCGGCTTGATCCCGAATGGCGGGGTGCGTCTGAGAGCCAACAGAGATAATCTTATCCAAAGCCCGCTCCGCCATTTCTTCAGGCGTGAACCCGCGACCAGAAGTCGTAAGGACTTTGACGTTTGTGCCCCCTAAAAGAAAGGCTACTTCGCTCATGCTGCTCATTTAACTGGGTACCTCGCTTGTTGAGTACGATACATATCCTGACGGTTCTTGCCTTCGCCAAGTTGTTTAAGCATTGCTAAAGACTCATTGTACCGGGCTATATAGTTATCAAGAACGTCTTTCTCGCCCTTCATAAACGTATACGCTTCCAGCAAAGAGCCATAAAGCAATACAGAATCAAAATTATCCCCCAACCAAGATGTACCAGCAGTAACAATAGACTGCGGATAGTAAAAATAGTGGAGTTCCATTGAGTACGAAGCATCTGGAGTCGGGCCAAGAATGTACGAGTTTTGGTCAAACATTGCATAATGACTTGGCTTTCCTGAAGTCGCCGGGAATGGGAACGCCTGACGGATATAGTTCACATCCTTATTTAACAGGTATTCGTATTCCCCAGTTACTGGATCAATAACTGCCAAGGAAAAATTTGCCAGCCAGTCTGATGGGACGGAAAGGTACTTATTATTGAGCGTGCAATTACCCGTTACGTTCTTCCGTAGTTCAAGTAACTGGACACTGTTATAGATCCTTTGCTCGGCCTGCTGGATAAACGTATTGATTTGCTCGGTGCTCGTAAGAGTAGCCGTGCCTGTACCCGCAGAATCAGTCCACGAGGTATTTGGGAAGTCGTTTTCAACGTATCCCTTGATCGTCTCAAACAGAGCGGCGTAGTTCATTTAACCCATCTTTTTGCTATTGCTGTTACCCCGGGTGGTGTTCTTAGTACCACGAGTCCGCATGGTCTGGGTGTTTGGGATGTCATTTGGATACCCGTTCTCACCCATAGTGTCGGTATAGGGTTTAGGCTGCGTATACTTGCCAATAGGATCGGCAGTTTCAGCAGGGAAAAAATCGCACTTATCGTTTGCTTGGCTCATATTAGATCCCCGTTTTACGAACCATTGACATAGACTTCTTTTGGTTGGCAACTTTTGCCAGATTCCGACCCATCGCCTTCATCTGTGCATTAGTCTTACCACCCTTAGCCAACTTTTTTACATTAGCGTCTGGATGAGCCTTAGCGCCCTTTTTAGCCATATGTGCCTTCAATGCTGCTTTGAGTTTCATTTTTTACTCCTAAGTTATTGTTACTGTTACGGTTCCTGTTTCCCCGTTAGCCACTAGGTTATTCAGTAACCCAGATAACTGCAAGGGATTGTCCAAACCAACAGGATTCCACCCCCATTGGATCTGTCTACTACCGCCAGACGGCGTTCCAAAAGCATCTACATCCTCATTCGGCAAGTTTAATGGGTTAGTCTGAATACCTGTAAAACCTGCTTGTATATAACTCGTATCTTTCCTTGGATTCTGTAAAGCCTGTGGATCATAAACCGGATACATCCCTAACTGTAACTGAGGCTGATCTGGCTCCCAGCATGTTGGACAAACCAGCAAATTGATGTTTTTGGTCTTGATAACCAATTTTTTCAGTTGCTTGAGTTTGTACTGAAATCCACATCTGTCGCACTCCGCTATTGCTTTTTTGCCAGTGGCAAACTTTGGGCCTGACATAACTTACCTTAGTAAAAATACTGGCGTGGAGCCAGTCGCAAGGAAGCCTTCTCTCGATCTTCACTTGAGCCTAACGCCCATTGTTCTTCATATGATGCCTTTAACATGTCAATCCTAGTCTCAGCCCCCGGTATCTTTAGAGACAGATAGTAGGCCAATCCAGCCGCCATACAGGGGATCATACGGAAAGGTATGTCCTCGGTATTAATACCATTGCCAGCATCTTGAATCCGGCGTAAACGCCAGTAAACAAAGGAATAAAAGTTAGACTGATCTGGGGCAGGCCAGACACAGATATTTGGGAGGTTTCGCACCGTCACAATGGCGCCTGCGGTATGTCCGGCAGCAGTTGAACCATCTACCCCACGGACGCAGTTTTGTAGGGTATTCCCTGATATTTCGTTATATCCGATAGTCTCATTGTCAAGTTTGATAAACCCGACATAGTTCAAACCCTCTACAGAACTAAGCGTAATAGTGTTGGAAGTCGAAGTAATTGTGGTCTGTAAGGTCTTAGTCGTTACATTGTCATACCCACTTTGACGATCAATCCACACCTGAATCGGCCTGCCTTGGGCATTTTTATTGGGGATCGTAGAGTAGGTACTACTAGAAATCCGGTTGATATTGATGTCTGACTGATTTATACCAGTCTGGGTACGAATCACCATGTCCATCAAATCAATGGTGTCCACGGGTAGAGCATAACAAATCTGTCCCTGATTTATGGGGATCGATCCCTGCTCAATAGTCCACAGGTTAATACCTCGGTTAGCCCACTCAATCGTCAAAAGATTAAGGGAACGACGGGCTGTACGTAGGTCATAGCCAGTACGTAACTCAGCACCACAACGCTCAAAAGCCTCTTCTACGAGGTTATTGAGGTCTAGGTTAAAGGTGGTCGTCCCTGCGGTAGCCATTAATTTACTTTCCTATGCGGAACAACTTTTTTAGCCACGCTTTTAGGCTGGGCAACGAACTGCTTTCCTGCGGCTTTACCGGCTCGCTTGGCTTTGGTGGTCGCGGCGTACTCTTGCGGGGAGAGCGCTTTGATGGCGCTGCTTGGGAGGTATCTTTCCCCTGTAGCCTTCGGTCCTTGCGTAGAAGGTTTGCCACTTTTAGTTCTCCACTTTTGTTGAGTCCAAGACTTCAGACTTTGCTGCGGCTTTTTCAAGTTCGACATCTCGTTCTCTCTGCCTAATTTTCCTAAAGTCTTCTGCCGTGCTTATTAACCAGTCAAATACGTTGCCATCTGTTTTGGCGTCGTACACCGGGAACCTAATCCCGGTACCCACCGCCTGCTTTCTTATACTGCATGGCTAGCATCTGAGCCTTACGAGCACTCCACTGACCCGGAGCACCCCCCTTACCACCAGCCTTAATCCGCTCAAATATAGACTTACGCATACCGGGTTTGGTGTAATTACCAGCCTCGTTTACCTTGGACTCACCGCCCTTGGCGTACATCTTGACCTCATTCGGATCATCCTTACGTTTGATCGTCTTAGCATTTGGCATTTTAGAGGGGTTAATTATCCCCATACCCCGGCTTGGTCTCATTTAGCAGGCCATCCCGCCTTTGTTCATTTTTACTGCCTTACCTTTGGTTTTGCCTTTAGAAGCAATTCCATCAGCAGACTTATGCCCGCCAGCCAAACCGCCAGACTTCATCTTCTTCATACCAGCTTCTTTCATCTCATGCTTAAGCATGGATTTGGGAGCGCCCTTTTTCTTCATAAAGGACACTTCCTTTTTCATCATTGCCTTTGACTCTTTCATGACTCCACCTTCCTTTTTAGTGAACTCTTTGCCTACGGACGTTGGTACGCCCACCTTTTTTGCAAACTTGGGGTTATTAGCCACCGCCTGCATAAATCTTTCCTGCTTGGCTGATACGGCTGGCATCAGACCATCTTCCCACGGGTCTTACCTCGTTGAGCACAGCCATCTGCACGCTTGGAGGCGGAGCCAACCATACCGCCTTTTTTCATACCTTGAGTAGCGGCCTGTCTCTGTGCTTTACGCTCTTCTTCCTTTTCCTCTTCTTTATCTTTGTACCGATCTTTGTAAAGAAGCCCGGGAAGTAAACCCAAGCCAAAGCCGCGATTTTCTTTACCAAACTGTCCAGATAATGCTGCGGGTATTAAACCCATTGCTTTAAAAGCCATTTCACACCATCCTTCCGCGAGTTTTACCTTTAGTTGCACATCCATCAGCACGTTTAGAAGCGGAACCAACCATGCCACCTGATTTAAGACCCATCTGCTCACGACGTGCGCGGATAACTCTATCTGCAGCAGTCTCTTGTCGATCAGCAAATCGTTTCATTGGTGTGCGGGTATCTATAACGCCACGGGCTTCACGAGGCATTCCCGAAGCTGTACGACCTTCCATTGGAGCCTTAGACCCAAAAATTTTAGCGTCATCTGATGCTTCTTGTGCGGCTGAACGAGGGGCTGTTACTGCAGGTGCGGCGGGTTTAGCGGCGGGTGCAGTAGCGCGTTTTACAGCAGCACCAATGTCTTTATTCACATCACCGCTTTTACCTCTAAAGTCTGACAGCCTGTCTTTTGCCATACCAGCAGAAGCATCGCCAGTGGTATCTTTTGACTCCTCTTCTTTGCCCTTACCCCGCATAGCCATTGCGGCTGCAGCGCCAAGACCTCCAAGAAGGGCTAAATTACGTAATTTCTTTGACATACTATTTACCCCTTTTTAAAGAGTTCATCAATTTTTGCTTCAAACTTGTTAAAACGCCCTTCAATGTAGCGCTCAAGTTTTTCAATTTCTGCTTTAGTGACGTTTTCACGGGTCACCTCCAATTTAGTGTCGTTTAAAAGTTTTTCTAGTGCGTTTAGTTTGTTATTCTTTTCCCAAGCAACAAACCCTGCCACACCAACCAAGGCAGACAATACACCAGACCAAGAAAATAAAATCATCTGTTCCATATCAGCACTTCCACGCCCGTAGGCTTTTGTTAATACGGCTGTTTGGATCGTTAGCGGTTTTAGCGCTGGTTAGTTTCTTTTTCATACCCGTCATGCGGGCACAGAATGATTTTTTGCGCGAGCCACCTTCTGGCTGCGGGGCCTTCAAGCCGGGCTTACCGGGATTAGCAGCGTTATACGATGCCCTCCCCTTAGCGTTTAGCCCACCTTTTGGGTTCTTACCCTCTTTGCGTTGCCACGCAGGAGTTTTCTTTTTGGTTGCCATTATCCTACTTTCCAGTTTGTACCGTCTGAGTATACGGGCGTTTTTACAGCACCACCAGCGGCAACAGTTGAACCAAAAGTTGGAGACAAAGCATCTGTAACAAACGCTCTCGTACCCGCAAGAGAGGTAGAAGCGCTAGGCAGCGTACCTACGGTTAAGTTTGTAAACATTACGTTATCCACATTTATACGTTGGAAATAATCAATTGCGTTTAGACTTGTTCCCGCAAAAGTAGAGTTAGTTTTATCGTAACTAAGGTTTAAAATACTGTAAAAACCAGCAAGACTTATTCGTTCTACACTGTTTGCCGCTGAGTTTAAAACAAAACTGTTGGCTAAAGTAATAAAACTGCCAGCACTTGAAGTTACAGCGTTAGATGCAGGACTTGCCGCAAAAATAACAGAACCATCAATTTGCAAAGTTCCAGCCGTTACGCTTGGGGTAATAACTTGGTAGCAATCTTTAATTAAAACATTGGCGCTTGCATTAGATACCACTACAGCCCAACACTTATTTCCTACAATAGAAACAGCGCCAGCGCCAGAAATCTGAATACCTAAAGTGCATTGAAGTTCGCTGTTAATAATTTCAACATAATTTGAACCTGATTTGATAAGTTGTGTGTCTACGGTACAGTTTGAAATGTAAGTGTTACCAGACCCTGTTATGGTCAAATTAGTTATCTTGAGACCACTAATACGAGCCGCCGCAGACAGTGTCAATGTTCCAGTAATTTGCGTGTTAGCGCCCGTGAGTTCTGTGGTTGCTATTGTTGTGTTTGTTGTAGTTACTGTGGGGCTTTCTGCATAGACTCCCGGATGCACAATAACAGTAAGGCGAGTTGCAGTTTGTAATGTTAACGCTTTGGTAATTGTGGCAACGGGATTAATTAAAGTGCCATCACCTGTGGTATCGTTACCATCAGCATTGCTAACATGTATTTCTCTGGAATATACAGAGTAATTACCAACAGATTTGCCTGTACCGCCAGAAGCAACAGCCAAGGGAGTTGTAAGCGTTATATCGCCAATAAAACCGTTAGATGAAACTACTGGCCCAGAAAAATGAGAGGCTGCCATTATCCAGCACCTTTAGATACAGGCAACTTTTCACCGCGTCCAATAGCCAAAGAAACACCCTTCTTAGCCATTTGCAATCTTCTCGTCTTTAACGAGCCGGGGGTAGAAGGCTTCGTTTCCAAAGTCACCCTCGTACTCAATAGTTCCCATGTGGCCTAACTTAATGGTGGGGTCTACCCAAACCTGATAACCAACCTCACGGGCGCGGTCACAGAACAGGTAGTCTTCACCAACGTAGGAGTTGTCCTTAACGGCAAAGTCAAATATCGCGGATAGAGTGCGCTCGGTCTTGTCATCCCAATAACTCCACTGGGGGTTGTCCTTGACCAGATTCTCAATAACTTCCCGCTTAATCATCATAAAGGCGGTAGCCACACGTTTGGCTCTAACCAGACCCATAGCGTTCATAGTGACGCCGTTTCCATCTTCATCTAGCGTAACTATGTAGGTCTTCTCAACCTTACGGGCGCACGGAATACCAGCAGCAATATCAACATTTGGTTCTGACAGCCAAGCCAGTAGACGGATAATGTCTTCTGGTTGAAAATTGATGTCGGCATCAATAAACATTAGATCCGTTGCATCAGATTCTAGAAAGTCCTGAACCAAAAGATTACGTGCCCGTGATACCACCGAGCACCCACAAATGCTTCCAAT